TCTGCCGGTGGCGTGGGTGGCTTCGGCTGAGGTGGACGACGTGCCATGCACCGATGGTGGCAGGGCTGTCAAGCGTTTCGCCTTGCGTTGCGTATCGCCCGCTTCACGAGTAGCCGCCCGGCAACGTCGAGGAACGGCAGGCCACGGGCCTCGGCCTCGGCACGCATGACTGCCACGACTTCGGCGATACGCTCGGGCTTCTCGCACTCGTCTGGCCCCCACAAGTCCATCTGCTCAGCCTTGGCGCGGCAGGCACACGTCGGCGTTGGCTCGATGCCAAATCGTTTCAAGAGGCGCGAGAGTTCGGTGCCGGGGCCGTGGGTGGGTGGGGGAGTAGGTGGCGAGATGCGACAGATTCGTAACGCAGAAGGCGTCGGCATTTGCACGCGACACACGCGGCAGGCGTTGGCGACAACGTCGAATTGGCAAAGAGTGCTCATGTTAGTTGTAAGAACGCAGCAAGGTAACGCTAATTACGTTACCCACCACCCCCTTAGTGATTACAGTTGCTGTCGAGCCGTCACATCGCGCAAGGGCTGCTTCGTCAATAGTGCCGAACTGTGCTTGCGATTCGCTATTAGTGCCGGAGCTATAGCACAAGTTGTTCAGTAATCCAAACGGCGCAGTAAATCCTGCACTTCCCTCCCAGCCTGCCCATGTCCCATCGGACGAATTATCCCCAGGCAGATAAGGCGATGCCGCAGTCGCGCCAACCATCCTAAGAATGCGCAACCCGTCAAAACGCCCGAAGCCACCAAACGGCCCGAAGCATGGGTCAATCTTGTCGTACGCATCGGTTATTTTACGAAGGAAAAAAAAGTCTGCAGACGCACCGGTAGTGCCGACTGTTAAACTTATGGAAATCTCTGATGCGTCTAAAGCAGATGCCCCGGCACCGGCTAGATAGAACTCATAAATGCCACAGCCTTCTGAGTATGCCTTCTGTAGTGTGACGGTTCCCGAAAAGCTCTGCCCTGGCGTTATTATATTATCAGGAAAGGAACAACTGTAAGAGATGTCGATGTAGGTTGGCAGACAACCGGGGGCAGGGCACATTGTCCCGCATCCTGGGCACAAGCACGGATTCGGCGTACACACCGTCCCCACCCCCTTGAACACCTTCCCCGTCCCTTGGCACTGACACTGCGGCTTGACGCTGCACGTCGTGCCCTCGCAGCACGCGCCCTCTTGGCAGGCGTTGTTGCAGTCGGCTTCGGTGGCGTAGCCAGTGCGACCTGTAGCCGTGAAGCCGGGCGGGAAGTTGTTGGGTTGGTAGCAGGGCATTGCGTTACTGAAATACAATAGAAATGTTTTGAGGTGGTAGGTTGCATATCGCAAGGCCAGTCTCGGAAAGCACCAGATTGGCCGACCTTCCCCGAACCCAATCTCCGGAAGATGAAAGCGAGTCAATTGAGATCGGTGAAGATTGGTATGCCCCGAAGTATCGCAGGCTAACCTGAAAGCCACCGTACTGAAGCAGGACGCGTACACTTAGCTGGAAAGTTACAAATCCTGGGGCAGCATTAAAGAAGGTTGGCTGACTACCAGCTTGCCCAAAGCCGCCTGCCAACACCATCGTTCCGCCAGTAAAACCAAACGGCCCAGGATCGGCTGGCAAATACACTGTCGTGCCAACCTGACCGCAAAGCTCAGACATCGCATAAGTTGAATTGAATTGCTCAATTTGCGGGGCGGGTATGTCGTCGTTCACAAAACCAACACAAGCGACAGCAGTCCAGCCGGACATAACAGCGGAAATGGCCGCGCCAACGCACGGCGTGCCGCCTATCATCGTTTTGCATCCAATATTCGGCACGCACGACGAGCCCCAAGTTAGCGAACACGGGGCGTATATCGTCGTTAGGTTGCATTTCCAGCACGCCACCGCATCGCAATACCACCCCCCGCAGCACCCGCAGTTCTCTGCGAGCTTGCCGTCCTTGACGATGATCGCGCCGTTCTTCGTTGCGATGGTCATGTGTCGCAGTCCGTCGTGTCGATCCACTTGAGAGCACCGGACACGGTGCCAAGCACCTGTGACTTACCGGCGCTGTAGCCGTCCAGCTGCGTGAGGTTGAACTGCACAAGCACCCACTCGCTACCAACGTAAGCGATGAGGCAATCTTTCGTGCCGGTGCCAGTGATAGGCGTTAGGTAGTTCTTCACGCCCGAGTACGTGACGCTGGTCGATACCTTGTCGGTCACGGTTGCTGAAGCGTCCTTCGCCCAAGAGCCCGAGAACGTGCCGCGAATGACGCCAGCGTTGATTCGCACGAGTGCCCAGTCGGCATTCTTAAACACCACCTGACATCCGGCAGCCTTGCCGAGGTCTGCTGCCTTGACCTGCACGACACCACCCACCGCCAGCCGGCCGATCTTCCCGCTCTCGATCGGCTCGACAGCCACGCCCCACGCTGTCGTGGTCGCTGAAGGCGTGCCGCCTGTCACGATCGGCTGCTCTTCAAAGCTCTTCGTCGCCTCGGCTGTCGCCGTCGACGTGGGCGTGATCTCGACGCCAGTGATCGCCACGATGCCCCAGCGAGCCACGGTGACGCTCGGCTTGCACAGCACCCACGTATAGGGCCTGTTGCCCATCGACCCGACGCCAGCCTCGATCCCTGTCCCGGCACCCAGCACCAGGTCAGCGGCGTCCTGTGCCCGATTCCACGCCTTGGCACTGATAGCACCACGTAGCGGCTGGCCCGGCTCTATGCGTCCGTCTGGGCGAGGCATCAGGTGTACCCCGTGCCGATGCCGAGCGCCGAGAAGTCAGCGTCCTTGTAGACCCGTGAGACGTAGACTGCCTTGGGTTGCTTCAGGAGCGAACTGCCAGAGACGGCGTCTTCGTACCGTACCCATAGGTATTCGTGCCCCTTCTTCTCAATGCCGCTGATGCTGCCGATCGTCTGGCTTGCGACGTTTTTCGATGCGATGAAACGATACGACAGTGACCACGGGCCAGAGCCTTTCTCGTTGTCCCACTCTTGCGATCCCGAGCAGCCGACGAACAGAACCTCGCCAGCCTCGAAGCCACGAAAGGCTGCGTTGTTCGTCGTGCCGGTGATCCCAGCAAGACCACGCACGTAGGTGGCGTTGATGTAGGCGTTGGGCACGTCGTACTGCTCCTGCCATTGCAGCTGCGGCGTGACGATGTCCACGCCGTTCACGCCGTTAGCGTCAACGCCGATAGCGCCTGACATATTCGTCGCTGTCGAAGGGTAACGCTTCTCAAAGTCGAGCGAACTGCCAGAGCCGACAGGCTCAGCCTGCGTGATGTGCCGGGTGCTGCCTGTCGTGTCAAACGACCTCGCCCGCTTCATCGGGTCTGGCGTCGACGGCTCGGCACCCGTCTTCTCGTAGTTGATCGTCACCTGCCAGGCGTTGTCGCCGAGGAAGGCGATCGAGTAGCTTTCAGCCCATAGCTGTGCATCCGACACGCCGGGATACTGCCACCCGTAGCCGACGGTGCTGATCTGCTGGTTGACCGCAGCGTGTACGACAGTGTCGTCGGCAGTGCCGAAGACCTTGTACGATTTCGTCATCGTGCTCGTGGCCTTCTTGCCACGTCGCACGATCGTTGCTGCCCGGCTGTCGCCGTCTTCGACCCAGACTAGAGACATAGTGCTAAGCCGCTACGGCTCCCTCGTCTGTGACTTCGGTGTTTTTCTGGATGGCTCTCAGGGCGTCGAGTTGCAGCTGGTCTAGGTTGGAGCCGAAGCCCATGCCGCCGAGGTTGGAAGAGAAGGTGCCGACGACCTCGGCGCTCTTGGCAACAGCTGCGAGACTGTCCTGTACTTGCGCCGGATCGGTCCTGCCGCCTGCGCTCTTAGAGTTTCGGGTGCCGGTGATCTTGTCGGCAGCCTTATCAAGAGCCTCACCTAGCGCCGCCTCCTGTTCGCTCGTCAGTCGTCCAAGGTCACGCAGTGTCATGAACTGATCACTGAGGCTTCCGACGCCGGCGATGTCTTCCATCTTGGAAGCACCCTGAATCTGCGACAGCAGATCGTTTACCTGTCCGTTCTTGGCGCGAGTCTCGCTCTTGCCTCTGACGATGTCGTTTAGCTTTCCCTCTGCCGCCTCCACGCCTGCACGCCGGTCTGCTGCTCGCTGCCTGTTCGTGTCTTGCCTGCCGTCCTTCGTGGCTTGTCCGTCTTCAGCAACTGCCTTTGCACGATCCTGTCGATCCTTCTCCGCACGATCATTTTCAGTGGCAGCTTTGTCAGTGCGAGCGTTCACGCCAGGCCGCTCTTGTGCTCGCTGCTCGGCTCTGGCAGCGTTCTCATCCTTAATGGCAGCGACACGCTCTTCCGTGTCCTTCGCCCCCGTGATGAATCCTTGCACCCGCGTCCATGCGATCTGAATGCCAGCCACGAGATTGTCGAAAGTCGCCATCACGCCATTAGCGATGTTGTCAAAGAAGCCCATGATGAAGGCACCCATCGTGTTGAGCAGTGCCGCAGAGTCGGTGTAGATCTTGTCCCATGCGATGACGATGCCCACGCCGATGTCGGTGA